ACAACGGGCTCCAGTCCCAGTTGGTGCAATACAACACGGAGATCATCCAGTACCTCGCCAAGAAGGGCGTCCGGGTGGTGCCGCATACGACGCACAAGAACAAGTGGGACCCACAGTTCGGGGTGGAGTCTCTGGCACCGTTGATGACCGCAGAAATGTTTTCGATCCCGTGGGGCAACGCTCCGACCTGCAAGATGTTCCAGCCGGTGATCGAAGAGTTCGTTTCGTTCCCCATGGGGATGCTTTCTGACAGAGTGATGTCAACTTGGTTTGCCGACCTGGGTTGCCGGGACCTGTTGGACCGGGCGCACCTGCCGTTGTTCAACGAAAGGATGAAGGTCCCGAACCGGGTCCGGCGCCGCAGGCATGTGGTCGACTTCCAGGGGCAGGACGTTCGGAAGGTCCAGTTGAAAGATCAACGGGCGGGCCATATGTCCCGTGGCCAGTGGGGGTACCGCCGGTCGACTCTGTCCACGCCGCTGCCGCATTCCGAGGTCGAAGAGCATGACGAGGAGCAGGGGCCGGAGTTCGTGAACGTGGAGGGAAGGGTGTCGGATCGGTGACACTTTCATTACGGACACCCGAGGGATAATGTTCAAGGATCTAAAGAACGCACGGGCTTTCAAGAAGGCCTCAGAGACAGCCGCCGAGGACGAGATTGTCTGCGGCACCTATAAGGACGATGGAGAGCCCTTGTATTTCACTGCCCGACGGGAGGCCACGGAAGAAGAGATCCGGGACTTGGCGTTTGCTGCCCGTAACGGTCGGCCCTTGTCCACCGTCGAACGCCACCTGCTGGAACTAGCGGAAAGCCAGAGACCAAATGCTGGAAGTTGACAAACTCCCAAGCATGTATAGCGCTTGGAGACAGCGTTATACGGAGCGGGACCTGAGAATCGACGTTATCGACCGGACCGTCAAGGGAGACTTCGACGAGTTCGACCCGGACGAAGAGAACGTGACCGCACGTTCACCGAACATGATCCAGGTCGCTTTGGAAGACACCGCTGAAGCAGCGTCTGTCATCCCGACCATCCGGGTGCAGCCCGCCAAGGCCACCCAGTCATCCAAGAAGACCGCTGCCCGCATGGAACGGGTGGCGACTTCCTACATGCAGGCGAACGGTATCGACCTGCTGATCCCGAGAGCCGTCATGGACATGGCCGCTTACGGGTACAGCGTCTGGTCGGTCAGCCCCGACTTTGAACAACGTATGCCGTTGATTGAACGCCGGGACCCACGGACCTGTTACCCGGAGCCAGGGTTCCGCCCCGGCGACACTGTCCGCAAAGTGATGTTCGGAAGGGAGGTGTATTACTCGCAGTTGCCGCCGGACTACCAGGCCGTTCTCTTTGAATTCGTCGGGAGTAACGGTTTGGGCGCAGTGGATGAGAACACCAAGGTTGTTCTGGTCGAATACTACGACGAGCATGAATATCTCCTGTGCGGCATGTACCAGGGCAACCACGACACCTTCCACCGTTTCAGTTCCGGCGACTATGCGCTCTACCCGGTCGAACTGGAGCGGATACCTAACCCCCTGGGGGTATGCCCCATAGTGATTGGGTCAAGGATCTCTCTGGACGGCGAGTTCCGGGGCCAGTTCGACCAGGTAGTAGGCCTACTGGAAGCCCACATTCGGCTCATGTCCATGGTCCTGGACTATGCGGACCAGGCGGTCTATTCGGACATTTTCGTCAAGGACCTGATCGGGGAAATGCCCTACGGCGGCGGCGCCTACATTGAGTTGGGGCCCCAGGGCGCTATCGGTCGTGTGCCGCCAGCGGTCTCGTCGCTAAACGTCCAGGCCGATATGGCCCAGTTGGTGGAAGGCATCCACCTGGGGGGCCGCTGGCCCAAGTCCCGCCCGGGCGAAATCGACCAGAGCATCGCTTCAGCGAAGTTCCTGGAGTCGTCGGTGGGGATGATGAACACCGCTATCCGCACCTACCACCAGTTGCTCCAGTCGAAACTGGAGAAGGCGCTGCGGATCGCCTGCATGGTCGACAAACAGTATTTCCCAGGGGAAAAGACTGCCGGAGGAATCCTCAGGAACCAAGAGTTCCTGGAGGAATACAACCCGGTCAAAGACATCGACATGGACAACCGGCTGCGGGTGGAGTACGGGCTGGGCATGGGCAGGGACCCCGCCCAGTCGGCGGTGCTACACATCCAATACAGCCAAAACGAGTTCGTGTCCAAGGAGTTCGTGCAGGAGAACCTGGACGGTCTCACCGATGTGGCCCGGGAACAGGCCAGGATCGACACGGAGAAGTTCCGTGCCATGGCCCTGGCGAAACTGCTGCAAGGTCTGGAGCAGGGAATGATCCCCGACTCCGCCCTGGTAGAAATTGCCCGTGCCCGACTCCAGGGCGACGAACTGTTCGACCTGTTCGAGAAGTGGGTCGTTGAACCCCAGGAAGAACAACAGGCGCAAATGCTTCCGGCGATGGCAGGTCCAGGCCTGCAACCGGGAACGCCGATGGGTCCGGGCGGCCCCGGTGGACCGCCGGGACCGGCAATGTTGGGTCCCGGACCGCCGCAGGCCCCTGACGGAGCGAACCTGCTGGCCCGTATGGGTGTCCCGGCGGGTCCCGGCGGAATGATCGGAGCGGAAGTCCGTGGCTGATCCCATAAACATCGACAAGACGCCGACCCAGAACCAGTCGGCAAACAAGCCGGAAAGCGGCACCTACGGCGAGAAGGCCGAAGTCGAACGCTTGAGGAAAGAGTTGCCGTCCGCTGGAGGCCCGGGCGCAGGGCCGGTCCAGGAAGCGCCGCCCCAGAGGTCTCAAGCCACACCGAACAAGCCGGTGGCCGGGATGCCGGTCCAGGAACCTGCCGGTCCCGCCGGATTGCCGGACGTATTGACTCATCCGTCCCGGACGCCAGGGCAAGTAACTCCCCGGTCATCCATGGTTCAGCCCCCGCAGCCCGAAAGCCTGTCCCAGGCCCGTCTGGCTCTGCTGGATTCGTTGGCGACCAGCCAGGAGGTTTCGGCAGAAACCAGGGAGTGGGCCCAAATCGTCTTAGGGATGATGGTCGATGCCTCACGAGCCTGAACACACTGGACGGCGAGTCCCGAGGCGAGACCGACCAGTCGTTGATGCAGAGGCGGCAGACCCCGCCGTAGCCCAACAGCCAGAGAGAGAAACCCTCACACAGACCTTCAGGCGCAGCCCACTGGAGGGCCTTGGGGCGACGGCGGGCATGTTCATGCCGTCCTGGATTTCTGGCAGCCGACCGGAGACCGGTCTCTCCCTGGGGGACACGACCCGCAGCATGATCGAATTCACTCCGGTGGTCGGGGACGTACTTGACCTGAAGGAAGGAACCGATTTCGATAACGACCTGGACTGGTTGGAACGAACCCTTGCGATCTTCGCTGGTTTCGCCCCGGTGGCCGCTGGCGCTGGCGCTATCGGCATGGGTGCCAAGACCCAGATGCGTAACCGCCACTACGAGCAGACCGCAGGCCTGTACGAGTCTTTAGCGGAAACGTACCGGGCCCCGGACCCGGCGGGCTTCAGGCCCATGCCATCTCCGACCGGACCAATAACGTCGGATATGTCCCCCGCTCAGGTCCGCCACCACCTGGGAATAAGCATCGACGATGTCAGGCGGAAGTTGAGGGAAACCCATGCGACCGCCGACACAGGCGTCGAACAGGAAAAACTGGCTTTCAGACGGGGCGACGTTCCGATGCCTCGCCATGTGAAAATTGACCTGGCCGAAACGGTCGGTGAACTCACCTATGCGCTGTGGGGGGAAAGGTTCGATTCCATAGGGGACGCAGGCTCCGAAAGTTCCGTTTCCGAAACATTGGAAATGACGGGCCTGGAAGCAGTCCCGGAGCAGACGCCGGACCTGCTAAATGTTTTCTCTGCCGAACGGGCCAACTTCGTATGGTTCTTGAATGAACTAGGCACCAATGTGCTTGCCAGGAGAGGCGAGCCGGTCGGCGCATTCAGGCCGGAACTGACGCCCGATGCGGCGGACATGAACTGGGACAACGCTTTAGACCCGGCAGTGTTCGATGCGGCCCGCCATGCCCTGGCCATCTACACCCAGGCCCACGACGCCGGACTGATCGTGGACAAAAGAGTAGAAACCGGTGTCCTCAACTTTGAAGACGGCATCACATTCCAGAAAAAAGGCCCCTGGTACGAGGGCACCGACCCCGAGATGTTGAAGTTCCTGAACTTTGTGGGGGGCCTGGCCGCCGTGGTGGACCGGTTCACGGGCGGCACCGGGGAGTTGACGCTGACGCCAAACATGAAGTGGAACTCGTTCTACCTGGACGCAGCCAACAATGTCACGGGGACGCTGAACGTCCATGTGTTGCAAGACGGACGTTATGTGGACGTTGAAAACAACCGGATCTTGGACCACGAGGGCCTGGAAAGCCAGTTGCTGCGGATGGACGTAATGACCATGGTCCCTCTCTTGGTTCAGGCAATGCTGGCCGTCGAAAACGGTGCGACAAGCGTCGCTGTTTCCGACGTTCACCGTGAGGCAGCGAAGAAGTGGTATCCGCAGTTCAACCAACTGGTCGAAGTGGTTGCCGCCCGGTCCGGCTTGAAGAACTATCAGGTCGGGGCAATTGTTTCTGCGTTGTCTCCCCGTGCCCTGTGGGACCCGGACAATGTGAACTGGGCGATCCTGGGCGTTATGGAAGCCGAGCGGGGGCCCCTCCCAGCCGCTGACCCTGCGGTCTTGGCGGAACTGAACGAGACCCGGCAAGAAGCGGGCTTTCTGCCAGTGGACAGGTACAAGGGGTTCGGGTCGGCGCTGGGTATCGGTAGAGCCAAGGTGAATCGGGTCCTTGCAGGGATGAACCCGGTGGAAGCCCTGCGGCAATTGAAGACGATGGCGTTCCTACACAATGGGCTGTACCCGGAAGGGACCCCAGAGAACAGCCCGTTCGGTCGGGCCATCATCACTGCCGACACCCATGCGTGGCGGGCCATGACCGGATTCATGCACGCTGTCGAACCGGTCTGGTTCAAGGACTTGAGAGAGGTCAGAGTCGGTGAAGAGTGGAGGTCGATTATTGGGGAAGACCTCTTGCACCGGCTCCTTGCCGAAAATGAAATCACCGCCGCAGAGTTGTTGGAGGAGGGGGAAACCTTAGGGGAAGTAGACCTGTATCCCCGCTTGATGGACCGTGCCATTGTCCCCCAGGGCGCTGATGTCCCCTCGTTCAACGCTGAGAGGGCTTACGACGCTGCGACCAGAGCGACCGTCATCGTCGCAGAGTTGCTGGGGATCAGCCCAATCGAAGCCCAAGCCAGGCTCTGGCAACCGGTCATGGAAGCCGCCTCTTCGGTAAGGGGAAGCAAGACAGTGGTGTGGCATGACGGGATCATCAAGGAACTAGAAGGCCGTTCCCCGACTTCACCAAACGTCACGGATGCGTTGGTGGGGTTGGACGGTCAACTGATCGACCCGATGTCCGGCCACCAAGACAAGTTCAACGTTTCAAGCACAACCCAGAACGAGCCGGGCATTGGGATTCTGATTGCTTCCGGCCCGGGGGGCACCCGCATGTACGCCGACCCCACAGTGGCGGGGGTGACGGACCAACTCAGGACGGCATACCCCATCCCGGCCCGACCGACCCTGACCGTAGGAAAAAAGGAAGGCTTGACTTTAGAGCCGGATAAAAAGGTCAGCCCAACAAAACTTGACCCGGTGCGTTTCGTCCCTCGCATCTCCAGGCAGGTGGAGAACCTGGCAGAGACCCAAAGGTCCATCACAGAGACTTCACCGGCCAGCGAGTTCCGAACGGCAAGCCTCAGCCAGGTGGCCCTCGCCGGGGATGTGCATTCGCCCGGGAACTACATCGTGGTCGAAGTCGCCACCAACGACGTTGCCAGCGTCCGGCAGATCCTGGAAACGAACAGGTTCCCGCTGGATGTAGCCAAGGGCGACAACGGATCTTTCCAGGTGATCCCGGTGACCTATTCCGCTGGTGCCCGTCGGGCCTCGTCAAAACTTACGGAAGCGGATGTGTCGGAGGGGTGGCACCGTCGGGCTTCCGAGAACCCGTTCAACACTTTGAACTGGGCAGTGATCCCGGCGGACAACCGGAAGGTCATTCAACGGTTGAAGCGCAACGGTTTCTCCCCGATAGAGACCTATGTGAGGGACATCGAATCGGGAGAAACCAGGCGGGCGTTGGTCGTGTTCGGTTTGACCGCCGAATCAGAGTTCATGGGCGGCGTCGACACTTTCTGGACGCAGGACGGCTATTACGCCGACGGGGCTTTCACCCCTGCCACCGCTGACGGCATTTCCATAGGCGCTGGGAAGCCGGGGACGGTGGCTTTCCAAGTGGTGGGGGACCCGGGGTCGATGGACTTCTCCATGGAGTATGCAGCGGACGAAGGCGGCCCGGCAGGGCAAGCGGGCGAAGTCAGCAGAGCCCAGGTGGTTGTCGAACTGGGGTCGGTACCGGACCCGGCGATGGTGCTGGGCCTTTGGGAGAATCTTGACAGGAACCCGTCAACCCTGGGGCTGTCGGGCTACTTCCATGGCGCCCTTTACGCCGACGAAACGGGTGGCAGCACCGGCCACCCGATGACCCAGGTCGGTGAGTTCTCCTACACGAACGGCGAGCAACGGATGACCCAGCGGGCACGGCACACGGAAAGCCTGCTGGAAGACGAGCATTACTACACGGTGTGGGTGCCTACTTCGGAAGCGCTGCGACTGGATTTGACCCACGGGGCGTTCCCATCCAAGTCGGTCGGGCACGAAGCCACGGTCGTCCAGAAGGCCGACAACATTGCGGTTATCGACGGAGAAACCACGGTCATAGGTACCGGGGAGAGCCTAGAGATCAACCCTGGCAAACTATTGGCTTCCAAGGTGGACGGGGAACCTGTCCGGGTCGTGGCTGTAACCAAAGACCCGGTAACCGGGAGGCCGATGGTCCTCATGGCGCCGTCGGAAGAAGCATTCAGCCACAGTGACGCTGTACCCATGTATGGGTTCCAGCGGGCGGCGCAGTTCAAGGTGTCTTCTACCGGGGCTGTCACTGGCGTCACAAACGACCAGTTGCCTTTCCCCCTTACCCGAAGTGTCCTTGATGAAGCCTTTGAGCATCACCGCCCCGAGCCTGGGAAGTGGCCGCCTGGCCAGTGGTCCGAAGAGATGGGGAAGCAGGAAAAACGGCTGCAGGAGCAGCGGGAGAAGAAGAAAAAGAAGAAACTTACCGAGAGCGTCTTCGATATGTCTTCCGGCCTCTACGACCCGGTCTACGCCGCCGAGATCAACGATGTGTTTGCGGCGGTTCAACTACTGCTGAGGTACGGGGCAACCAAGGGGGCCATAAATAAGGCGTTCAAGAACCATCCGTTGGCGACTTCTCTTGCGAACCGCATCTCCATTATGCGACCAGTGTTGGAGGCCAAGAGGACGACATCGGCGGTGGACGAAACACAGAAGTCGCATGACGAAAGGCTCAAGGCCGCCAGCGCCGTTCTCAAAAGGTACCGTGAGGACGGGGACCTGACGGGAGTAGAGAACTGGATGATTCCCGCCGAGGGATTCCCCGTGCATGTGAACGCCGTTTCTTCAATAGCCGAGGGCCACACGGGCCGCTTACGCAAAGCCCGGGCCAAGGCAAGCACGTTGAGTCCTCCCCTCCAAGAAGTTTACAAAGGAGTCGCCAGAGAGTGGATCGGGGATAACCACCTGGTTGAGGGCCTGGAGATTCCGCTGTTGGCCGGGTACACCTTCCCCACGGCGCCCATGATGGAGGCCCAACGGTACCTGGTCATGCATACCCTGGGGACGGTAGGGGCCCTGACGGAACGGCCTGGTTTCGTGGCCCCCGCCAACCCCGTGCGGGACTTCCCGGGGATCAAATGGTTCCGGGACCGCCACGGAGGTGTCATGTTCCCCGGCGTTGCTGCCCTCTTTGGGTCGATAACGGTTGGTGCCATCAACATGGAGGCCAAGTCGGGGGCAAAGGTAGGCGGGATCTTCTCCAGCCCCTGGTATGCCAAGGGGCTCAACGCTTTGACCGACCGGGGCGAGGCAAGGACCAACAGGACCTTCATAAATGAACATGGCGAGTTTGTTCCGGCCAACGGTCTGCACATCTCAGCGGATTACCTTCTGGGCATAGGCGACCTGGAGTCGTTCCAGCGGTACGTGAGGCTCGTGTGGTCGACCGAGGACAGCAACCGTCTTGCGGCTCGCTTGTCCTCGTCGCAGGCGGTGAGTGACCATGCCGGAACCTTCGTCGCCATCCACGAGTTCGGCCACGGAGTCCATTCCGCCCTCATCGAAACGGGAGTGGGCCACATATACCGGGAGCAACTGGCCGAGATCATTGCGAGGCACGGAGGCGCCGGAGAGGTGAGGCGGCAGTTGGGGCGTTATGCGTCGGCCACCTGGGTAGAAACGATTCCTGAAGCGTTCACCTTGACGATGGTGCTGGGGCGTGACGCCCCTCCGATGGCCAGGGAGATAACCGACATGATGTGGGACCTGCTGTACCAGTCCGACCGTGGGATTAGGACGATTCACGAGACAATTCAAGAGTTGTGGACCGGAACACCCGCCGCTGCCCCAGACATGGACCCGCATTACTCGCAAAGAGCCCCTGGGGAAGACCCGTGGCTTCGTGCTATTCCTTTCTGGTCGGGGACAATGAGCGACTTTGAGGGGAATGTGTTGGAACAAGGTCATCAGGGGCCGGAAGGGGGGCTCTTGCCGCACCTGGAACACCTGTCCCTGGGCCGACGCCGGTCGAAGAAGAGTAGGGTGAAATGGGACCCGAAGGACTTGGAGGCGCTGCCAGATGCCTAGATTTGGTGATGTCGGCGGCCTGTGCCGTCTATGCAAGCATTGGCGCCCGGGTATAGGTAACCCTCAGGGGTTGCAGACCTGTGCCGCCTTTCCCGACGGAATCCCGGACAAGATTTTTTCGGGGGCGGAAATGCATTTTGAGCCAGTGAGGGGGGACCTGGGAGTTGTCTTTGAACCCGACGACGATGTGACGCCGGAAATGGTGTCTGACTTCTTGGGTTTCAAGAGGGGTGAGGGGGTCCCGGCGGAATGAGTTTGCAGGACATCGACCGGAACTTGACAACTCTGCGTCATATCGACAGTTCCTGGGGCTTGCCCGCTCTCCCTGAACAGGTGATGTTGGACCTGGCGACTCTGCCAGGGATGCAGTCATCGAACCTGGAATCGTTGCTTTACGGTGCCGCCAGCGAACTTACTGCCGCACCGCCACGGTCACGGTTGTCTCTCCCGGCGGCAGTGGACTCTGGGCGTTTGGACATGGCCCAGGTCGACCCTGTGGGGGAAGAGGAGCCGTTCCGCCGGACCGCTGCCCGGTGGATCAGTGCGGTCCAGGGCGGCGGCAGGCCACATGAGGTGGCCGAAGACAAGAACGAAATGGTGATGGACTGGAAGCGCCGGGCCATCGACGGCGGTTACATCACCATGGATGATGCGGAGTTGAATGACCCCCGGTGGAGGCCCGAATACAACTCCATCAACTATGACATGGTTCGGGACCAGATGGAGGCGGACTTCATGGGGGGAGAGGAAGGGTCTCTGTCCATCAGCCAGGCCACCAACATTTTTGACGATTGGCTGTCACCTTCCGGTTTGACGAGGGCCGCTATTGAAGCGGACCTGGCTTGGGACTACGGCCAAATTGCGGACGAGTTCATGGATTGGGACGACAAAGCCAAGACTTGGTGGCGGAATATCTCTGCCATCTGGAACGAAGACGATTTCGATTTCACGGACACGGTCCAGTCCACTGTGGATGTCGTGACCGGCCCGATTGACGACGCTCTGATCCCGGCCCTGAACTGGTTCTTGCTTATAGCCGGGGGAATAAATGTCTCTCTGAGTGTCAAGGGTTTGACGATGGGTGCGGCGGCGGTGCAAGGCGGACGGACAGCCGCAGCGGTGGAAGGGCTCCGGCGAGGGCACAGGTTCGCCCCAGGGGTCGGTCCGCTGTCCAGGGCGCTGTTCCCGGCGAACCGCTTTGAGACAGGTGTCGGGGGTTTGACCGGTGCGGCTGGCACCCGTCTAACGAACTTCAGCCGCCCTTCCGGGCTGTCCAACTACCTTGTGGGCGGTATCGGCGGTCGGTACACCAGCAATGCGGTGGGCCGGGGCGCTGCCGCTGTCGGCGCTGCGGTCCCCGGGATCGCTGCCCGAGGGACCAGCACCTTGGGCCAGCAGGCGCTGGTGGCGGGGACGAAGATGCAGAACTGGCGGAACTACCGTGCCGTTCAGGCCGGAAAGGTCACGGCCCAGAACGTCTGGAAAACCGGTTTGGGTCTGAGAACTGCCGAAGCGATTCGTCCCGGCGACAAGGAAAGCAGAGGGTCCGAGTTCTCCCTGGAAAACGTCGGGATTATCGCTGACTTCCGGGACCAGTACCTGTACCCCACCAGCATGTCGAACATTGCCGGGGACCTGGTGTTCGACCTCATGTTCGCCCCGTACACCCTGTACGAACCCGGGACAATCAAGTCGATAATGCGTGGCGCAAAGATGGTTACCAGTTTCCCCCTGCGGGCCGTACCGGGGGTCAGCCAGCGTTTGGCCTCCAGTAACCACATGGGGAGCCGTGCGATAGCGACGTTCCACGAGTCGACTTTGGATTATCTCCGCAGGAACGACCCGGACCTGGCGCCCCGCTACGAGCAGGTGGCGAGAGAACAGGGCGTGGGTAAGGCGTTGACGGAAGTGTTCTTCAACGGCGACGAAGCAGATTTCGGTGCCGCCTATGTCCACATTCTGTTCTCTATCGGCATCGAACACGCTTCCCGCCAGGCGGCAAACATGCTGGCCGGGGTCAGCAGCCACTACGAAAGAAACCCTGTCTACAACACGATCAAGGCCTACCTGGAGGGGCAGACCAGGTATCTGGACCCGCACGATATATACCAGAACCTGGGAGAGATCGCTTCCCAGACGCAGATGAGCAACGTCGTGTTGGGCGCCAAGGCTTTGGACGACACCGACATCGAAGTGAATGAACTAGCGAGGCTGGTGGAGAAGTTCTTGGAGCCGGAAGCGGTGACGAGGGCCCGGGGGACAGATGTGGGCGACGGGTACGTCCGTTTGGTCAAGGAAGACGATCCGAACGCCGGGGACTATTCCACTTGGCGGACGCTGGAGCCCGGGGAGCAGTTGGCGGACAACGCCAGGGTGCTGGATTTGGATTTGGAGGAGTTCGCTGCTTTCCACGGGGAGCACCTGGACAATGTCAGGAACTTCTTCGGCCCTGAGGTTGCTGGTCGTGGCATCGACCTGCCGTCCGGGTTCCAGGGCAGGCACCGGGAATACAGTTGGGGGGAGGTCAAGGCCGGAACGGCCCGACGGTGGGACCGGCAGAAAGCCAAGTGGATGTGGGACCCGGAAGCCGTGGTGGCCGACGACGTTGTCTATTCCGGTGTGGTCGCTAACCACAATTTCAAACGTGACGGCACCATTGGCGACTTGATAAATAATCTTGAGTCCGGGGACCCGAATCTGGCGGCAGGCCTGCACGGGCAGATACCTCACTTGGGCAACACCCCGGCGGGAACGGCCAGGGCCAGGGGGTACACCCCGACGGTTCCTGCTCTTTCACGGGCCCTGACGGACGATGTTCTGGAACGGTTCTCTCATTGGAACGAGTATGTGGCCGCAGCGGACGAGTTGGGGGAACAGATTGCGGCATCGGGCCTGGATTCCGCCCAGTATCTGAAGGCGTTGTCGCCGGATTCGGGGCGTCGCATGAACCTCTTCCCGTTCGCTAGGGACGACCCGGCCCGGCCCCGGCCCTACGCAGGCAACCTCTTCGGTGAGAAGGCGGGAGATTACTCGTACATAGAGTGGATCAACAAGGGGATGTACGCCCCGTTGGTGAGGGCTTTGGATGCGTCCAAGGGCCGGTATCACCTGGCCCGTTTGGACACTGTTACGAAGCAGGAAGCGATTGAGTTCATTGGCCAGATCAACTACCGGTACGGAATGTTGCGGGCCGTTCAAAGGTTCAAGTCCATGGGGTTGTTCGATGAGGTGACGGAGGCCGTGGGCCAGGTCGCCGGGACGGCCCGGGGCGGCCAGTTGAAGCGGGCCGCCGCCCGTGAGTTCATCAGGCAGGCCATAGAGGCGGAGAAGGCCGCTGGCGAGCGGGTTCTTACCCGGGCTTTCGGCGGGGACCAGGAATCAAGGTTCGGCCAACTTGTTGAAGCGGCGGTGCGGCTGGGTGAAGAAGGCAGTCCGCTGGATCTCCATGGCCTAGAGAAGGCGCTGGAAGCCGAACTAGGGGAACTGGCGCTTTCGCCTGCGTGGGTGGACCGGTTCGGGCTGAAGGAGGTGTCCGACTCCGGCAATCTGGTGGAGGACGCCCGGAAGAATGCGAAGCGGCTACAGAAGGAGTCGCAGTGGATGGCCGCCGAAATCGACCCGGAAACTCTGAAGTTCAACGACAAAGGGGTGCCGATCCCGGGCGGGGCCGCCTTTGTCCAGTCTGTGCATGACAAGGGGTACAAGGTTGTTCATGGCGTGTCGTTCACGGACCCACGCAAGTTGGGGAACCTGATCCCTGAACTGGGGTTGCATCAGCAGCAACTCAACAGCAAGTTGACGTTGGGTCTCAGCCGCCAGAACCCGTACTGGCTGTCTCACCTCCGGCAGAGGACCACGAAGGCGACACTGGCGGGAGCGTTGGCCACCCACGCCGAAGCCGCCCCTCAGGTCATGCCGACATACGAGGGCGGTGTCCGCATCACCTCTAAGAGGGGCATCAGTCCTGAGTACGCCACGGGCCAGCCCGACAGCCATGGCATCCAGAACATTATGAACCAACTCCAGTCTTTGATGAATGACATCAACAAGAGCCGCCAGAAAGCGTTGGATGACATTGAGTTGGGGATCGAAAGCGGTCTGGCCCTCAAGGTCGGGACGAGGCTTCGCTCCTCCCGGACCCCGATGTCGGTTCCTGACCTGGCGACGTTGAACTACCGGGACATGCAGGTAGCGATAATGGGGCTTGGCTTCACTGAAGACGAGTTCAGGGCCATCTGGGCGGGGTTGAAGTCGGCCCGGAAGTTGGAGGGGGGGCTCTATGTCCGTGGCCTGGCTCACTTGGAAGACCATCTGCGTTCCCGGTCCAACCTGTTGGATATTGCACAGGTCCTGGGAAAGCATCGGGCGAGCGACTTCATGCGTGCGGGCGACGGGGAAGGCGGGTTGAAGCACTTCTTCCTCAACCTGCCGGAAAGTACGAGGAGGTTTGCTACGGACCCCGACTATCGGAAGAAGTGGACGCAGACCTACGGGGGCCGGGCAATAACTTGGGGCAGCACGTTCGGTGCGGGCGCTGGCGCTACGGCTGTGTCATCACAGATGGACCCGGGTTCTGAGGGCTTTGACGTTGGTGGTCAAAACTTCAACCCGAAGCATGGCCTCCTAACGGGCGTTCCGGCGGCCTTGATGGGTAACGCAGCCGCAAAGACCCTGGTCCGCAGGCTGAGACTGTTCGGTCAGCAGGTGCCAGAAGTGTCACGGTTGGCTGGCAGTGACCCTGCCGCTACCCGGGCCTCCCTTGATGCGCTACAAGACAAGCCAGCGTTCTTCGGCGGTGGCACGGCACCCATAGTCACGGGCGCTTTGGGTGCCGGTGTCGGCAGTCTCCATGGCGTGGGGGAAGAAGGCGGCCTGGAAAGAGGAGTCAAGGGGGCCCTTGTGGGTGCGGGCATCGGTGCGGGCCTGGGTTCTTTCGCAAAGGGCAAAGCGTGGGAGGCGTTGCCGTTCAGGAACCCGGAGGCCTTGTTCAGCCACACCGACTGGCAGAGGTATTCGTACATGGGGGACGCCTTCGTGAACATGCGGGACTACTTCAGGTTCTCGCTGTCACCGATCTTTGATATGAGCCGTTACGCAGAGGCGATGACCTTGTCGCAGGTGGTCGGCACCGATGTCGCCAAGGGGATGCGGTTGAACCAGTCGCCGTCAGCGTTCCGAAGGGCTTTGGCGAAGGGGTTCCGGGAGACCCGGGGGATGGATGCAGATGCGGCGAAGAGAGCCGCTGACACGGAATGGTCAAGAGTCCGGTCGTCGTTCATGGATCAGGGCAAGTCCCGGGGAGATTTCGACTGGGAAAACATTGAGAACATGAGCAAATGGTTCACCTCTGTGGGCATCATGGGTTTCTCTCCGCAGTCGTGGATGGCCTCGTCTTACGGCCAACTGTTGCAGGCGGGCGTCAGCCCGGACGACGCCTACGACGCTGTGCGTGGCATCTACACCTACGGGTTGACGGGGCGTTCCGCAGCGGAACAGTCGGTCAACATGGTGTTCTTCCCGTTCTCATTCATGAAGAAGACGGTGGGCCATTTCGCCAAGTACCTGACGGAGGACTACAGCCGTGCGGTGATCCTGCACGACATGATGAAGGGGTACGAGTTGGTCAGCGAGAAGTACGACCTGGACGAGAAGTACGAGGCATACCTTCCGATCCTGGGGAAGTTGCGTCGGGGGAACTTGTTCGCTTACGGCCTGTCTCTTGGCGAGTTCGGTGGCCCGAACGCTCCGGCGATACGGGGCCTGTGGCATTCGCCTGTCGGCCAGACAGCGGAGAAGGCCGCTGCGGGCCTCACGGGGTTGTTTACTTCTGACGAGACAAGGAACACCATGATGAACAGTCCGGTGATGGCGGCGTTGATGCCTAACGCCGTCAGCATCAAGGACGCTGAGGATGCGAATGTTCTCAGGGACAGTGTGCGGCGGATGTTCCCGTTGTGGGCCGATTTCCAGCACCTGTTGGGGGATGTGATAGAGCAGTCGGAGGTGGTCGTTAGTCCTCACCATGTGTCGAAGCGGACGCAGAACGAGCGGGCTTGGGACGAGTGGACGACGGCCAGGAACTGGGCCAGGGACGAACTCCATGAATTGGGTCTGCCCTTCTCCGCTATCTATAGGACAAGTAACCAGTATTTCATAGATTTGAGAGACTGGTTGGACGGCAAGAAAGCCGAACTGTTGGACAAGTACCCGTCCTGGGGGGCCGACATGGTGTATTCGGCGGCGAATGACAATGAACTGAGGGTGCGGTTGGAGTTTCCGACTCCTCTTGATGAGGCGACGGTTGTCCCGTTCGTGGGGTGGTTGGCTGAGGAACGCAGGCGGGTGGGCGAGTATGCCCCGGGCTCTTTGTCGGATGTGGACTTTGCGCCGCCCGCACATCATGAGGCGGTTCGGAACGCCGCTCTCTTCTATGTCAACATCGACCCGGATTTCTTGGCGATCTATAATCGCCTGTGGGCTAAGGACTATGGCCCGATCAGTCAGGAGATTCGATGAGCGGCGATACCGACGACGATACCGACAACGACGAGGAGGAGGTCAACGACGACGGGCCGGGCTTCAGCGGGCCGGACTCCGACAATTACGTCTTTGGTGGTGGAAGCGGAAGCGGGAGTCACTGGGAGGCGTTTGATCCCGGGATCTTCAGGATCTTCTCTAGCAGGGTTTACGAGGGGTCGTTGGTGGACCCCGCCACGGGTGAAGCGCAAGAGGGGATGCCGGTAAGTGACGTTGCCAGGGAGGTGCGTCGTTACCAATACATCCTGGATATGGCCACGCATGTCCTCCGGGAGGCAGAACAGCGGGGCATGGCGGTGGCGTGGCAGCCAGTCAAAGAGGATGGCAAAGACCTTTTCGGGATTTCGACCACTGATACGGAAGCCTTGCAGGTGGCGGCAGCCGGTGACGAGCCACCGAAGGCGATGCTGGGGTTCATGCAGTGGTGGCGCAACGCCCAGAACACCGGGGTCTGGGATGAGGTGTTTGCGTTAGCGGCGGTGAACTTTGCCGATGCGTCCAATTCTGCGGTGGATTACATAGAGGTCGGGACGCCAGGCAACAGGTCCGAAAGGATCTTTGAACGTAACAGCACGTTGGCGGCGGCGGAGAAGTACGGCATCGGGTTCACGGACCTGGTGGGTTCCTCCGGTCTGGGGTTGCTTCAGCAGGCAGCGAACTGGGGGCTGGAGTTAGAGCCTCTGCTTGACATTGCCAGGTCAGCCCATCAGCGGGCTTTGACTTCCGGGCAGGTCGGTCAGCGTCAGGAGCGGCTCGCAGTATCTGGCGCAATACGGCGCTACGCCCAGCAGGTCAACAACAACGGTCTCACCCATGTGCAGGCAAAGATCCACACATTCGGCGGCCATGACCTGCTGCAACGGGTGATGGGGATTGACGGCACCGATGTCGATTCCGATTTGACCCTTGACGAAGTAAACCAGTTGTACGAGATCCTGGGAACAGACTTCATGGCGGACCTTTCAGGGATGCCGTCTTTCGACGGGCAGGACCTTGTGGGGTCTCTTCGTTTCAGCAGTTACCTGGATGACTTGGCCACTAGGACAGACACGGTGAATGTCCAGGGCGACGCCATGCGTGAGGCGGCGAGGACCCTGGCGCAGGGTTGGCGTCTTCGGCCTATGAGCGACAAGGAACTGGACGAGATGGTTACGGCTTTCGGGATGGATCTGCGTAACGCAGAGTCCCGGCCTCCCGTGTGGGGCGGCGGTATCGCCCCGGTGACTGAGGTGCCGGACATGCAGTCGTCGGTGCTGTCGGCGGTGAGGGGTTCAAGCGAGTACGAACGCTTGTATGGCGATAAGCCCGTCGATATGAGTGAAGAGGAGTGGATCAACCGTTTCGCTGGTGCTGGCCAGACTCTGATGGGGTCCGAGAGTCGTGCGGGGACCAGGGCCGGTATGGAATCGGGGAGTTTGACACAGGCCCGTCAAGTCGCTATGACGGACAAGTCCGCTAGGGGCGGGACTTGGCATCGTCGTATGGCGGCGTTCAGAAAGGCGTTTGAGTAATGGCTGAGTGGGTACCTAATTCGAAGAACCTGTCGGAGTTCGCTGCCGCCGTTTTGGAGAAACTCCCCGCCCCGGTCACCGAGGGGAACATGACGTTCCTGTTGACCTGGATGATGCGGGAGAACCAGGTGGATTGGGAGAAAGGTGACCAGGAGGCCTGGGCGGCGTTCAACCCGTTGAACAGCACGAAGTTGGTTTCGGAAGGGGGCGAGTTCGCCAGTCACGAAGCCCGGGTAACTGAGAGCCTGAACGAAGGCATGTCGTTCTACAACGACTTGGGGGGCCAGACCGGTGTGATGAACTACCGGGACTTTGACCAGGGGACTGAGCGGACAGCAGCCAACTTGAGGGACGGCGACTATTCGGAACTGTTGGCGCATTTGCAGGAGGGGACTTCTCTGGAGTCCCTGTCGACGGTGGAGTGGCCGCCGGGACTGAACCCATTTGAGGCTTGGTCTAACAATGCTTATTCAGATTTGAATGACCTGGACCCGACGACGTTTGAGGGGCTTGGGCCTGACGGTGTCGCTTCTGCGGTCGCTAACTACTTTGCCCCAGCACCCTTCATCCCGGGCACGGAACCGGCAGAGGTTGGTTCCGGCCCGGACCGTGTCCAGGAAACATTGAATCAGTTGGGGGAGAGCAAGGGGTACTTCTACAAGGTCACCGATGGACTGGCGCCCGGGATGGGTTTCTTGGGCCTGCCCGCTGTGTCTACCAGGTACTTCTATGTGCTTCCGATCTTTACGACTGCGGAGTTCCCTGTAGGAACAGATGAACTGCCGGGTTCTTCAGGGGTCTATTGGGAAGTAGACAGGTTGCCGCCGGGGCGGGAAACGGTGACGATGACCCCTGGCGAGTGGGACCGCATGTTGCAGTTGCAGGGGGACGACTGGCTTCCGGGCCACAACGACACCGGTCAACCGTTGACCCCAAGTTTCGACGGTCAGGGCATGTTCCTGATCCAGGACGATGAGAACGACTTCGTTTCCGTCAACCAACTGCTGTATGACCTGATTCTGGTGGCTGGTCTGGCCGGTACGGACGCCATCGAAGACGGTGGGATTCAAAGGATCTTCGCCCGGATTCTGTCCGATCCGGCCTTGTTGGAGGCCCCTGAACGGATCGAACAGTTGGTGGCCGCCACTGCGTGGGGGGACGCCAGGGACTCAATTACCCGGAACTGGGACAAGGCCAATACGGCGGATAAGGACCGCATCGTAAGGGATGTTCTGGAAAATACTTCCAGTGGTCTCTACGGGCAATACAAGTTCTACACCAGTTCGCTAGATGTCCCAGGCCCGAACGAGAAGATCGGGGGGCTCACGCTTTCCGACTGGGCCAGAGGGATCGCTGATGGCTCTCTCAGCCGCTATGACGCCATCACCGCCATCCAGGACCATGCGGCGGCGATGCCTGGCGGTCCGTCCAGCAACGCTTGGAAGCGTCACAAACTGGAGTTGGAGAAGCAGAAGGGATCGTTTGAGAAGTCCAGGGACGAGTTCGTGGGGCAACTGAATGCCGCCTACAACTTGTGGGGGTTGGACCCGACGATGTACCAATGGGACGTTCAGGCTTTGGCCGCAGATTTGGTTTCTCAGTCCACGACTTGGGAGACAGTGATGGACGACATTCGTGAGACTTCAAAGGCGAAGTATCCGAACAAGCCGGAACTGTTGGATACGGCGTCGTATGCCAAGCCTTGGGTCGACATTTACAATGAGGAGATGGCGACACCGTTGGACCGTAACCACGCTTTGGGGAACGCTGACATTCAGAAGGCGATTTCCGGCAACGGGGAGTGGGCGGGGGTGTCGCCCGTGGAGTTCCGGGCGAAACTCAGGGGCAAGGACGAGTGGAAGAGGTCCCGGAGGGCCAAGGAGATCACTGCTGAGACTATGGAGAAGGTGGGCAACACCTTTGGTTTCGGTGGCGGCGTTAGGAGGATCTTCTAATGCCACACGAACCGAACCACCGGAGCCTCTTCACAACTGATCCTGACGCCTACCGGGAGCATGTGGCCAGATTCGGGGAAGGCTCAGCAACTCTTGTCGGCCACCTGGGGCCCGAAGGGGAGTCCGGTGCCCTGGGGAACCTGCCCGATGACTGGAGTTGGAACGTCCAGGGGGCCCAGGACTATGAGGCCTGGCAGATAGACAGAGGCGAGCGCCCTCCGGTAGTCAACGAGGAGTCTTTCGTGGGGGAAGATGGCCGGTCGTATGTGACGAAGTATTACGAGGGCGGGTCGTCGGAAACGTGGCTGGTTGACGAGTTCGGGACTTTGCTCCAGTCGCAGGGGTATAAGACCAAGGAGCAGAACCCGGGGTTTGCGGACCCGGGCTCCAAGTGGAACCCGCTAGCGGACGGTTCGACCCCCGGTGACGGCGCTTCAACACTGTTGACCGAAACGGACCCTGACGCTGTCGACTTCTTCGATGAACCCGGAACCGCTCAACAGTGGGCTATGAAACATTTCCCGTGGGCTAAGGATTTGAACCTGGGGGCAATGATCGAAGAGGCCGTCACGGAGGGCATACATGAAGATGTTCTGATCGCTCAGATCCGTGACACCCCCCAGTACCGGGCCACCTTCCCGGGGATCACCGACGAAGACGGTCGTATGAGATTCGTGGACGAGCAGTCTTACGTCGACCAGGTCAGGGAATACCGGGACGTACTAATTGAGGCCGGTTCTATCGGCGGCAGGCAGATATTCGATGCCGCTTCTGAGAACCCGATGGACTATGCGGCGTTTATGGAGCGTGGCATTTCAACGGAGGAACTCAGGAGCAGGCTGACGACCTACAGGGACTTGACAAACAACTCCGGCCATGTTCGTGCGGCGTTCAAGATTTACGCCAACATGGATGTGTCGGTGGACGATTTGTACCAGGCCGTTGTTGACCCGGAAGCGTCAAGGACGCTGATCGGGCAATACAACCAGAATCTGATCGACGCTGATTTCGACTATTCCAAGTGGGTGGCCAATACCACGGAGGCGGCTCTGGAGTCGGCGGCAGAGACCCTCAGTAACCTGCAAGCCCAGGGGGCTTTACCGGAGGGGGCCGCAGCGAGGTTTGCCGCCCTTTCCGATGACCAGGCCCAGGGGCTGGTAGAAGCCCTGTACCTGGGGGATGGTGAATCTGACCGGTTCCTGGAGTTGGATGAACTGATCGAAGCGTTCCAGTTCGCTCTTATCGGTGGTGCAGCGTCGGAGCAGGGCCTGGTGGCCCCGTCTGCGGAGCGGGTGTCAGCGTTCAGAGAAGCGGGGATTACCCGGGCGCAGGCGTTGAAGAGTTACGGCGCTTTCGCTAACCAGCGTTCGTTGATTAGTTCCATGATTAGCAGGACGAATGTTCAGGGCGAGAACACTGCCGTGTTCGGCCAGGAGCAGTTTGAGGACGCTTTGTTCTTGAGCCGTGCGGAGGAGTCCGATCTCTTGACACGGGGCCGTCAAGCCGAAGGGGCGTTGGCCCGTGGCCGTGGCGGTTTCGCCACTACCAGCAAGGGCGCCCGGTTGGCTCAACCCGGGCGGGCCCTAGGCGTCCGCTATTGACACAACAGTGTCAGGTACACTTAGATGTACCCATCCTCCCGTATTCCCCTGGGGTCCGGGAGCGTAAAGAACCAGGAGACACATATGCCACCCGATGACGAAGACCTATCTACGATGTCGGGCGGTGCCCTCCGACAAAAGTTGGAGGAAACGCTAGATCAGAACAAGTCGCTTTCCAGCGAACTCTCCGGCCTGAAAGCCCAAGCGGTTATTCAGCAGCACGGTTTGTCGCTCGTGGAGCCCACCGATCTGGACGGCGTCGACATAGGCCAACTTGAACAGAGGGCCCTGGAGATCCAGGAGGATCGTCGGGGCCAGCAGGAGAAGTTGGCCAGGGACCTACTAGCGAAGCGTGGCTTTGAGGGCGACGAGTTGGACCGTCAGGTTGAGGATTTCCTCGGCCCGGCACCTGATTCTGGTTCTCATGCTGATGCGGATGCGTTCAATAGGGCTCGCCAGGTGGGCGCAATGTCCGGCCAGCCGACTCCGGCAATCAACCCGGAGAAACTGACCGGTGTTCAGGCCATTGAGTGGGCGTTGGAGAACAAGCCAAGTCGCCGTCGCTAGTTAGCGGGTCCAGGTAATCACCCACTAACCACACAGGAGCAAGCGATATGCCAAGCGGCAGCGTGACCCTCCTTGAGGCTGCTAAGTACGGTGACGATCAGTTGAAGCGTGGGGTCGTTGAGACCCTGATTCAGGAATCTCCGATTCTTGAGATGCTTCCTCAGACCTCCATCTCCGGCAACGCCCTCAAGGTTCAGGTCGAAAACAGCCTGCCATCGCCCGCTTTCCGTGATGTGAATGAGTCCTATACCAGGACGCATGGCACGGATACGGAGCGGTACTTTGGTACGGCAATCCTGGGCGGCGAAGTGTTCGTGGATAACTACCTGGTTCGTGTCCGTGGAAACGTGACTTCTGTGAAGGCTCGGCAGTACGCCAAGTTCGCAAAGGCCATGTCCCGGACTTACGACAAGTATTTCTTCGACGGCACTGGCACCGCTAAGGACTTCAAGGGGGTCAACTCCTTGATTACTGAGGGCCTGGGTCAGACGATCATTCAGGCGTCCGGCGGCGGAGCCCTCACCCTGGCAAAGATGGACGAGGCACACGATCTGTTGCGTGCCCAGTCCAGCGCTGATGTCATCCTGATGAACCGCACTGTCCGACGGAAGTTGACCGACCTTGGTCGGAACTCTTCCGGTTACTTCTCACTTATTGATGTGGGAGATGACCGGTTTGGCCGTCAGATCATGCAGTGGAACGGGATTCCCGTTCGCATCATCGGAGATGACAAGGATGGCAACGCCATCCTGGGCTATGACGAAGACCCCGGTGACGGCGCTACAGACACCACCAGCATCTACTACATCGCCTTTGGCGAGGACGAGAACGTGACGGGCCTGTTGGGCCTGGGCGGGTCGTTCGACGTAGTCGACTTTGGTGAGACTGAAGCGGCCCCAGGGCACATGGGCCGGGTTGAGGTTTATCCCGGCGTGGCCATTTACAACCCTCTATCCATCGTCCGCCATTACGGCATCTTGGACGCTTAGGAAGGATGTAGAACATGGCGCAATCATCTACCACAGTTGGTCCGGGCACCCTCGTCCAGGACGCATCCGGTGGCGTACTCCTCGCAGATACTGCTATTGCGGCGGACGGCAACACCGGTTGGGTTCTGGTCAGCAAGCCGGGCCCTGTCGTTATGGAGATCGCACTTGGCGCTATCGGAGCGAACGCTTCGTTTGCTGCCGGTGGGATCAGGTTTGAGGGAGCGGACGACTCCAGCGGTACCAACACCGTTGAGTACGGTTCCTGCCCCGCTATCGCCCATGACGACGACAGTCAGACCCTTTACATCCGAATGGATGTCTACAAGCAGTACATGAAGGCGACGTACGACATCACCACTTCGGGTGGGCACACGGCGAACGTGAAACTCACCTTGCGTGAGCCGCACGATCACCAGACCAACACCACTTCGGCTGCACCTTCGTAGCCCTGAGAACCCGTTTGCGGGGCGGTCACCTATCTGGTGGCCGTCCCGTGACCGGTGTATAGTGAGGACTTATGACCGCACCAGACGTTGTAAATACTAAGGACTGGGGCGTAGTGGCCACGGTTGAGAAGTGGCATGACGCCGCTGACCGGGCCAAGGGGCTTCCTCCCGACGACACTGTCTCGGTTGAGGACAATCTTCTCTTGAATGGGGGGATTCAGAACCTTCTGGATCTGCTTACTGCTACCGGTTCTGTCACGGCTTACGGCACGGGCAGTTATATCGGGGTGGGCACGAGCACGACGGCGGCTGCTGCGGGCCAGACGGGCCTCCAGGCGGGTACTTCCGAGAGGGATTACCAGGCGATGGAGTCCACGTTCCCTAGCCGGTCAGGTCAGACGACGACTTGGAAGGCCGTGTGGGGTTCCAGTGAAGGCAACTTTGCTTGGAACGAGTGGAGTATCCGTAGCGCTTCCAGCGGTACCGGCGGCGAAAGCACCGGTACGGCCTTGAACCGCAAGGTCGCTGCCCTGGGCACGAAGGCTTCGGGCTCAGAGTGGACTCTGACGGTAACGATCACGGTTTCGTAACATGGCGACCAATTACCCGGGGTCGCTGGATACTGCCACGCAGCAGCCTTCTCCCAGTGCGTCCACGGAGATGGACGATTCTGGTTATGAGCATGATGTTGTTCACACCAATGCTTCTGGTGCGATTATTGCGCTGGAAACGAAGTTGGGAGTCGGGTCTACGACGGCTGCTGGGGCTTCGACTAACCATGTCCTGGTAAAGCAGGCCGACGGCGACACTGAGTGGGCCGCCGTTCCTTCGTCTACCCCGACGGCTATTACGGTCGCTGATACGACGGATACGTCGTGTTCGGTGGCGGTGTTTGAGTCCGCTACCGGTGACCTGGCCCCGAAGACTGACGGGGGTTTGACGTATAACGCTGGCACGGGGACTTTGACAGCGACTGCGTTTTCTGGCCCATTGACAGGGAATGTCACTGGGAACGCTTCTGGTACTGCGGCCACTGTTACGGGTGCCGCCCAGTCGGCCATTACTTCTGTGGGGACCTTGACTGGGGTCACGGTCAGTGGCACGGGCACCATCGGTGTCGCTGTCGGCCAGGCCGTTGACCTGGACCGTAAGACCGCCGATTACACGCTGGTTTTGACGGACGCCGGGAAGGTCATTGAGATCAACAGTAGTTCTAGTGAGAATGTGACGATCCCGCCGAACTCGTCGGTTGCTTTCCCGACTGGCACACAGATCGTAGTTGTCCGGTTGGGGAGTGGCGATGTTGTTATCACGGAGGGGTCCGGTGTGACCACCCGGTCGGATGGCGATAAGAACAAGATCAAGACGCAGTATTCGTCGTGTGTGCTCATCAAGCATGAAACGGACGAGTGGTACATCCTCGGTAATTTGGACTCGTAATGGTCCTCTCACACGCTCTGGTCGGAGCGATTGCCGGTTCAGGTGCCGAAGCGGACACGGGGTCGTGGCACGCTATTGCGTCCACGACACTCGGCTCGGACACCGCTTCGGTGACGTTCACTTCGGCTGGCTCCAGCACGGCGTGGTCGGAGTTCCAAGACCTGGTGCTGCTGGTGGCTGCCCGTGGAACGAACACTGGCGCCGGTATCGGCGTGACGACGGAGATCAACGATGACTCTGGCAACTACTACTACTGGCAGAACATAAACAGCAACGGGTCGTCTGCGGGTGCAGCAAAGACTGGTCCCGTTGGGTACTTCCGTCCCTGTCATATCCCTGGCTCTGATAGGACTGCGAACTTTTTTGGGGCAGCGGTCGTTCACTTCTGGGATGTCAACGCCACGAATAAGCACAAGATGATTCTGTCATTGGACGGTTTTGAGGCCGCACACGCTTCCGACGACAACTCGGTCGTGTTGCGTGGTTCACGCTGGCGGGAGGCGGGCACGGCTGCTCCTGATGCGATGACCAAGTTTGTGATGAATCCTGACGGCAACTTTCTTGCTGGTTCCCAGTTCGACTTGTACGGCGTTAGGACGGCGACGGGCTGATGGCTGACGCATTTGAGCATCTGTCTACGACGACGTTGGGGTCGGACGCTGCTTCGGTGGCGTTCACTTCTATCTCGTCGGCCTACGAGCATCTCCAGTTGCGGATGGCTGTGAAGTCCACGCAGGGCACCGCAGGGTCTTTGATTGTTCGCATCCAGTTCAACTCGGACACTGGAACCAACTACGAGCATCAAGGGTTCGACGGGTACCAGTCAACGGACACCCACCGGGAAGCCACTGGAGTGGACGAGATCGCCGTGTATGGCGGCGGCACCGACACGATGAATGTTCATCAGTTCGGCGGGATCATCGTCGACATCCACGACTACGCCAATACATCCAAATTCACCTCGGTGCGTTCAATGGGTACGAACATCGCTGATGGGACATCGAACGAAGAGTCAATCGTGTCTTTGACTGGCGGATTGTGGGAAAACACGAATGCGGTCAGTTCGATCACGTTGCTGTCAAATGTTGGCGACTTCAAGACGAATAGCGAGTTCTCTTTGTACGGGATGAGGTCGTCGTAATGGCTGGCATGGAAGTTATCGACCATCAAACGGTCGGGTCGGGCGGTGCTTCTTCGATTTCATTTACCAGCATCCCTGACACCTATCGGCATCTATACGTTGTCGGGTCGTTCAGGTCGGACGCATCTAGCGCTCGGTTCTCGGGTGACAGCGTGACCTTCAATGACGACACGGGGTCCAACTACTCCTACTCGGCGTTGTTCACTACTGGAAACGCACCAGTCGCCACGGAGGAAACTGGGCGGGCCAACCTCAACTATCTGTTTACAGCGAACGCTAGTGGATCGGTGGCAAACGCTTTTGCTGCGGGGTCGATGTGGGTCTTGGATTACGCAGCAACCGACAAGTTCACGGGTGTGATCGGGGGAGCGTCGGCGGTGAACGACAACCTTGACACTTCCGACTACTTTGAGGGGTTGATCTCTGGGCATTGGAAGTCCACGGCAGCCGTCAACAAGATTACGATTGCTAGTGGCAGCGGAAACTATGTCCAGTATTCGGAAGCGACCCTGTACGGGTTGAACTCAGCGAGTTAGGAAAACAAACATGCCAGTCAAAGTTGTAGACGGCGTTGAGATCGAACTCACCGCCGAAGAAATCGCAGCGAACGAGGCCAGAGCCGACGCTAACGACCGGGACTTGACGTTCACTCGTGCCCAACGCAACGGCTTGCTGGCTGGCTGCGATTGGACACAGTTGGGTGACGCACCACTCACCGATGAGAAGAAGGCAGAGTGGGTGGCGTACCGGCAGGATCTACGGGATCTGCCTGCGACATACAGCCGTGTGTCTGAAGTGGTTTGGCCCACACCGCCTGGTTGACCGATGACTTACCTAGCCCCGCTTTCGTAGCCAATGCCCACTTATCGGGCGGGAACCCGCTACAGATCGGGCCGTATCTACCGGTGGGGTACCAGGTCCGACACGGGCTCTGGGGCAGATGCCGAAAGCCTGTCCGTTGTCCTCACATCGACTGACACGGGCGCTGGGGCGGAGGGGACCCCATCCTCCATCTCAGTTACCCTGGAGGGTGGCGGCCCGGTCCTGGAGTGGGTTACCGGGATCACGGATTCCCACTCTTTGGGTGTCAGTAGTACCGATACCGGGTCTGGGACTTCTACCCAGATCAGCGGTATTGCTGCCAGTAGCGCAGACACTGGGTCTGGTGCTGACGCCCATGGGGTTTCGTTGTCGCAGACCGAAGCGGGGGACTTCGTTGACACGCTGTTGTCAATTGCTATGGCGGCCACGCAGGCCGACACTGGGACGGGTTCGGACGCCAGCGCTCCGGGTATCGACTTGTCTTCTTCAGATGTTGCAGTCGTCAGCATGGGCGGTATGCCGTACCGGTCGAACGAGGATTACCGCACCTACGGCAACTACCGCCAACTGGGGGAGCAGACGAGTGTCGACATTGGGGTGGAGGAACTCATAACGGCCCTGGAAGCCCTGGGGGACCGGGTCTTTAGCGATGAAGAGACCGCTGCTATCATGGAACTCACTAATGGCCCGATTGGAACTGTTGCGGGGCCGTTGAGTCTGCGTGTTGACATGCGTTACAGAACCAACAGGGCAGGGAGATTCCCGGGAAGAATGAGGTCTAGAAGGTAGTGGCTACCACAGTCTCAACGTCCCTGGGTACTCTCATTGACGAGGCGCTGTCAAGGCTGTACCGGCATTCTGAGCGGCCTTTGCAGGTCACGATGACCGGTGCTTTCAGCAGTACGTCCGATACGACCATGAACCTGGCCACTGGCGACGCTTCCAAGGTGGCGGTAACGGACGTTATCGAACTAGAGCAAGAGGCGCTGTTGGTCACAGATGTCAACACCACGACTGACGTTGTGACTGTGGCTCGGGGTTATGCGGGAACGACCGCTGCCGACCACACCGGTTTGACAGTGTTGGTTCAACCCGGCCATCTGCGGGCCGACATTGCCCGCTTCGTGCAGCGTTGCGTGTCTGGCCCCATGAATGTGTACCTGCCCTATGTGACATCGTCAACGACTCTCAAGTACCGGGAAGCGGGGAAGCAGTACGTTTTGATGGACGCCGATACCCAGCGGGTGCTGAGTGTCAGGCATTACATCGGGACCACCGGCAGGATCATCGACGTTGGGGGATGGCAGTTTGAAGAGGATGTGCCGACCGGGTTGATTTCCACGGGCAAGGCGTTGAGGGTTCCTTCCACTGTGGAAGACGACGATGGTTTGATCGTTACCTGGGTGGCTCCCTGGTCGTGGACCGGGTCCGGTGAAGCGGCCACCATTGACTTGCCGCTGGCTTCGGAGGATCTGCCGTCGTTGTGGGCTGCCGCCTACGCCACGACGGGACATGAGATCACTCGCCTGGACTTGGATCAGATCGAAGAGTGGAACCAGGACGCTGCGGTCAGGCAGGGATTCAACGTGCGTCTTATGCGTGAGTTGTGGGGCGAGTTTTACCGTAGGGTCGATGAGGCCCGGCGGGTCCAGAACCTGCCCAGGAACAGGACGTTCCGTAAGATGCCGAAGGTGATCGTGTGAGGTGAACGACTATGGCTAGGAAATACATCAACTTCTGCGAAGGGACGTTGCACGCTGGCATATCCGATACCGCCACCAGCGCCCAGGTCAACTTTGCCACGAACTCTGCTGTCCCCGACGATACGTCCTGGGGCGCAGGGGACTACATGGTTATGGCCATTGACCCGGAAGGGGCGGAGCATCAGCCCGAACTGGTGAAGGTGACCGCTATCAGCGGAAGTTCCAACCCCTACACACTGACAATCGCCCGGGGCGGCACTGAGGCGGAGACCGGTTCCAACCTGGGCGGCGGCGCTGCCGCCACTTGGGACAGTGGCCGCAAGGTCGTGTTCCCGGCCACGGCTCTGAGTTATGCGTAATGGTTCATTCAGTTGGTGGCGGGAAGTTAGGCGGCGATGGTCTCGCAGGCGGGACATTGCACGATACTCCAACCGTTGTTGTAACGAGTATCGGGACGGTTACATCCAACCCACACACCGTTGCGTGGACCTTTGCTCAGGCCCAGGGGGATTCCCAAGAGTCCTACCAGGTTCGTTACATCAACGACGCTGGTTCTACTGAGTATCTGAACACCGGCTGGATCACTGGGTCCGCTTCCTCCCACCAGACCGATCTGTCCACGATTTCTGGCCTGGACCTGCACGGGAACACAGACCTGACGGCTGAGGTGACCGTCCGTGGCCCCGCTGGGATTGGTGTGGGGGATGCCGACTACTACACCAGCGCCCCGGACACGGAAGACTTCACGGCCCTGAACCTTGGAGAGCCCACCTTGACCCCGGGTGATGTGGTGTTCGGGTCAACGAACAAGGGGACCGCTTCCACCTATGTGATGAACTCCCTCTCTACGGTGACTCTGAACTGGACTTACGCTCACGGCGGTACCGGCGAGGCCCAGCAGGCGTACCGGGTGAAACTCTTGGAGTTTGAGACAGATGTGGAGTTGTTCGATACCGGGTGGGTCACCGGAACAGCGTCGTCTTATGTCTTGAACTATGCGTTCCTGGATGACTTCAAATACACGATTTCGATGCAGGCCAGGAATGCGAACCTGGTCCCCACGACGTAATGGCTGCCGACACCATTGTCCTGGAAACGGACTTCACGGAACCGGCTGATGTCGCAGCGTTGGACACTGTGGGGACGGTGTATGACGTAGCCATTGACGGTACCGGGTACATCCTGGCGGAGACCCAGGAGCAGGGGGCCGGGTATGAGAAGACCACTATCCCTCTGATCCCTGACCGGTTGGCGACGGGCGACACCCCGTTCGACCAGGCGGTGGAGCGGTATTCGTTTGGGTCGGGGGATTCTTGGGTGGGCGGCCAGGGTCAGACATTCCTGAATCGGCAGGACAGCGACTCTACGATGTTTCTGTCCAGCGAAGGCCTGGACCCTTTCTCTGAGCCGGGTTCCATCAAGTTGCTCCCGTCGACCCCGGAGATGTTCAATACCACCTTCGCTACACCCAGGATGGTGGTGGTGGGGACCACCCTGTATGTGCAGACCGCCGCCGATCAACTCACTCACTTCACCGATGTGGGGACACCTGGTAGCGGGTCAGCAATCGACCATGAACACGGTGGCGCTGCGGTAACAATTACAGATTTGACAACTGACGGTCAATTTTGGTATGCGGCCTGTGGGACCAAGGGGATTCTGAGAGGGACGACTTCCGCTATCACCACCCAGTGGAACGCTGCGGTGGCCCATAGCATCGCTTTCGCAGCGGGCCGGATCTGTGCCGGGGTGATCGCCAACAGTTCGGCTACTCCGAATAGGTTTACCACCTACTCCATCGGAGGGGGCAGCGATGCGGGGACAGAGGAGCGTTCTGGTGGGCACCTGACGCTAGGCCAGGGGTGGACTGTGGGGAGTTTCACGGAAGCCAACGGGCACATCTACTTCTGCGCTTACAAGGGCAACAGGGGGATGGTTTACGCCTGGCCCCTGGGCCTGGACAGCAGCG